TAATTAACTCCCTAAAGGCACTAGCCCATCCAATCTTACTGTCGGCAACTACAATAGTTGTTTCTGTCTCGTGAAACGTGTCTGCAACAACAGGTAGCTGGTTAACGTAGTCACGCTCTACGCTGAAGCCTACGCCTGTACCGTTCAATAAAATATACATCAATTCATCAAAGGATCTAGGGCTATCAATAGGCAGATAAGAACAGTTAAATCCAGCCACGTTATCCCGTTCTAAGGCGGGGCCTGCGGTCATCATGCAGCGCATAGAAGGCATAACTTCCATGTTTAAAATAGCCGTATAAATCTCACCCTGTTCTTCAAGAGTCAGTTTGTCTTTCCAAAACTCTACATAGCGCATGACCGTTTCTTCCCAGGTTTCTCTGCGCTGTTCTTCGTCTAGGTAACGAGCGTACCTACTCTTGTGAATGTATTGTTGATACTGGTCCATATCTTTTCTCGTACTCCTCTTTTAAAAACTGCATGTTTCTTATTCTGTATTCAGAATATCTTACTACTAAAGGTTCTTTATTGAACATCTTTTCATCACAATAGTCAGCATACATTAATTGGCAAAACAATTCAAACTCAGGGTTCTGCATTTTTCATGTCCTGTTCGTCATCTAGCATTCGAAGCTGTTCGCTCTTAAGACTCTTGAAGTTCTTTTGAGACTTAGTAGGTTTGCCTTTGTGCTTCTTGTTATATTTGTTCCTACGCTCTGTCTTAGAATCGATATAATTGTTATTGTTTTTCATCACTCAGAATCTCTAGGAGCTTCTTCTCGTACCATTCTGCTTTCTTCAGGTCTTCTATCCCGTTTTTGTACGGGAACCTCCATCTGTATTTCAGACTGTTTCCTCTTAAGTACCCGATAAACTCTTCTCTTGTTAGCATGGCTTCTATTCCGTCGATGCACTCAATGTCCCCTTTGTTATAATGAGCAGGATTATTAACTGGGTCTGGCTTTTTCAATGCTTTTTTAACATCGTCTTTGGTTAGCATAATCTTGTTCCACTCTTCGGGGTGGGCAGAGTCTATTGATTTTTTAGTTCTTTGTTTCATTCTTGTTCCTCAGGATAGTCTGGATTTTCTTCTATTCGACAGGAAGAATCTATCCAATCTTTAGGGATACTATATACGCTGTACCATCTAAAGCCGTTTGATTCTGCCCATTCAGCATGAGACCTTTTAGTACCGTCCTTTCTTCTTGTTGCCCCAGGCATCGGGGCTGAAGGGTCAGCAAATAAGAATACAAGTTCTATGGATTTAGGAAGAGCCTTCTTAACCCATACATACTTATTATGCTCCGCATGGTCCCAAAAGCGGCCTTTAGCTTCAAGATATATAGTCTTGCGTCCAATCTTACGTATAAAATCTGGATGATATGTATGCTCAATAATATATCCAATCGTATCTGAATGGACTTCCCAATCTTTTAAGATGCCAGAATGCAGTTCATATTCCCAGTTAGAATCATAGCCTTTGACTACGTTCTTTTCTACTGGTCTTTTTATTCTTCTTTTTCTTAATCCTGATTTGATTCTTGGAGCCACGATATATCCTTAATATTTTCCATTGGAATACCCGCATTATAAAGCTTCTTTAGCTTTTGCTTTGCCCATCGATGAGTATAAAAAGTAACACGCCTAGATTTCTTAGCAACAAAATAAGGCGAATCAGGAAGCATCTCTCTAAAGTTATCTTTAGTTATATCATCGGCATTTTCTGGTGGAACAATCGTTCTTAACCAGTCCACCAAAAGCTTATCGGCTACTTTATTAATTCTTTTTACTTGTTTACGATTCATATATTTCATCAACCTGAGAAGCTTTTACAACTTTTGTAAAGTATACATTACCCTTAGAGTATCTAAATGTCCTTAAACCTTCACCATCGTTAGAGTCTTTATGACACTCAAACTTATGAGGGCAATACACACAGTTCTTAGCTATACGCATATTACCTCCTTTACCTTCTGGTATTGGCTCATAGCATAACTCAGGAGGTTTAGAAAGGTCAAGCTTATGCTTAAGATTTTTAATATGATTTGTAATATTAGGCTTATCTAGTTCTTCTGGTTGATAGAAACATAACTCACCTGTCTCTTTGTTTATAACAAGAAAGCCGCCGTTGTTTGTGCCTTCTGCATGTTCATAGGCAGTAAGCTGAGCGAGATAACCGAAAGGATCGTCTTCGGTTAAAAGACCTTTGCTAAACTTGCTGAACGAGAAGCCGGAAGCAGATTTAATATCGACTACTTCACCATCTATCTTGCAGTCCATGTGTCCTTTAAGGCCGGAGACTTCTATTTCTTTCTGCTCATCCGTTACTTTATGACCGGACATTTTGACTAACAAAAGAAGTAATTCTTCTAGAAGATGTCCATAAAGAAATTTAATAAACAAAGAAGGCGCTAGTCGCTTACCTTCTAATTCAGTCTTCTTATCAAACCAAAGCTGTCGTGCTGGCTTTCCTATGTTAGACATTCTTAGATAGAAGCCATCTCTTGTTTCTGGTGTGGACCAAGACTTAATAGATTTTTTAATGGCCTCGCCAAATTCTTCAATAAGCTCATCGGGGATATTTAAAGGTCCGTCATTAAGCTTATCTATTTCTTTATATATATTTTCTACTATCATTTTCTATGCCTTACGAAGCGACACTTACGTGTCTCTGAATTATAATGTAGATACTGAACGCCAAGTTTCTTTTGAAGATCTGTCTTAGAGGATAGTCTACCATCTTTATATGACTTAACATCAATAATTTTAATGTTACCCTCAGGGTCTATTGCGACGATGTCTGCGGGTCCAGTACAGCCACAGTTCTTAAACACATGGTAGCCTTTATCCCAAAGCCATGTTACAGCGTAATGCTCTGCAAGGTCGCCAGTTCTGTTAGGCTCGTGCTTTAGTCTCATTTAAAAATTCCTCCAGTGTTTTAAGCTCATTTTGTTCAAGCATATAATTTTTATAGTTACCTAAAGTTCCTATTTTATCGTCATTAATAAGATCTTTTTTAGCTGCAAAGCCCATACATTTATACTTAGGAAATGAACCTACCATAAGAATATAATAATCACAAGCTTTATCTTTTTTATAAAGAGGAAGTAATAATCTACCTGTTAGATACTTTGTTGTCTTAACATCTATTGTATAGCCCCTAAATGTAAAGTCTTCAACTGAAGCTTTTGATGTATCTAAATCGGGCCAAACATTAAGGATCTTAGCTGCTGCTAATTCGGAAGCAACTCCTTCTAATTCTGTTTCTTCAGGAGACTGTGGACCTGCCTTAAGATTTTTAATACCCGCTGCTCTGTTTGTTTTTGTCCTTGAACGAGCGATATATTCTGCAATCTTCTGTTCTGTATTTAGAAGTTCTATTTCAATCTTATTCATTATTATCTCCTATAGCATTATAGATATACATCTATAGTTAGTGTGTTTCACTCCAATTATATCCTATATTATATTCACCATCTAAAGGACAATTAAGATTCAACACTTCTCCCGCTTCACGTATAGCCTCAATGCCTAGCTTACCTACCTGTTCGGCTTGGTCTTCTCTTACTTCTATCTGCCACTCATCGTGGACATTAGCAACAAAGTGTGCATCTAGATGTTTAATCTTGTCATTAAGAATCACTAGGGCTTGTTTCATTACTATAGCTCCAGCACCCTGAAGCAAAGTATTCAATGCGCTATGCTGACTCCTAACGTGTAACTTACGACCATCTAATGCCTTAAGATACCCTTTTGATGCTGCTCTTCCAATGCGGTTCTTAAGATGTGCAAATGATGGGAGATTACTAATAAATGATTTTCTAAGCTTCCTTCCAGCGTTTCTACCTCCTCCAGCCACGCTACCAAGTCGTTCATCTCCTGCTCCGTAAAGTAGTGCATAGATGAAAGTCTTTGCCTGATTTCTTGATTCAAGTCCAGCAAGTTTTTGATTAGCGGTGTGTATGTCTCCATTAAGGATTTCATTAGTATAGTCCTCGTCATTCATGTAATGTGCAAGCATACGAAGCTCAAGACCGCTGGCGTCTATACCTACAAGTTTATAGCCTTCAGGAACTGTCCAGCAAGCGCGGCACTCTTTCCCATAAGGAGAAGATGAGCTAGGTATTTGGGCCATGTTAGGGCTACGGTGAGTCATTCTACCAGTAATCGTTCCGTTGTGGTTAACAAAACCGTGGACCCTGCCTGTTTCTTCATTAAGCTCATCGAGCCATGAGTTTATTTGAGATACCCGCTTCTGAAGCATAAGGTACTCAGCAATAACTTCGGCTTCTTTAATGTCTTTAATTTCAGAAAGAATCTTTTCATCTACCTTGGGTTGGCCTGTTGCCGTAAATTCTTGCGGCTTCCAACCAAAGTCCTGAAGGTATTCTCCTATTTGTTGCCTAGAGCCTGGGTTAAATTCCTTTGTGTATATTCTAGTAATGTATTCTCTTGATTCAAGACGCTTATATTCTTCATCAGAAACCCTAACATTTTTACCAAGGTTATCTACTCCTGTTTTTAGAAGTTTACCTTGCGGATTGAATCTTCTAAAGATCTTTTTGGTTTCTT